AATTGAAGACCAAATCAGTTGGCAGTTTGTTGTTCAACAATTTCCAGGTGCTGTTTGTGAGATTCCATACAAGACGTATTGGAACGCACTCTAGAGGTCCAGAGAGGGAAGAGACGCCTTGGCTTCGGGGCGCGTGCCTGCCTCGCGATGACGAAGCACCTCATCCCAGAACGCCTTTAGGTCATCAATGTGGGAGGACAACCAGTTCGGGTCCTTCGTTTGGAACCCCTCCTTGATGGACCCCAGCACCCAGTAGATCATCTGGACGTCGTCTCCGTCGCAAATCTGATCGTAGACAACTCGACCGTCGTCGTAGACCGCAAAGCACCCCTTCTCCTCGGTGGAGGAAATCCACTCGGGCGAGGAGACCTGTCGGAAGCGGAACTCGACGTATTCGCACTCGTCAATGCCCGTACACTCCATTTGCATCTGCATCTGGTGTACGTAGGCAGGAGGAATCTCATCCTTGGGAGCTCGGCTCATAGGACATTTGAACTCCACCAGCCGCCCGTATCGCTTCCGATCGGAATCGGTGGGAATGATCAACCCATCGGGACTGGCTCCCAGAAAGGGATACACAGGATGCTGGACGCAGGAGACGTCCAGAATCTGACACTTGGTCCTCTGCTCGTAGAGACGCTTGGCAACAGGCTCAAACCGCGTGCCCCAGAGCAGGGGCGCAGCGGGTGGACCGGCACTTTCCTTGCGAGGCTCCAACTTCCGCATCATGACCTCGCGGCGGGAGGCCTCGGTTCCAAAGACTTGGTAGACTTCGGAGGCAGTGATCATGTCGCCTCGCTTGGCGTGCCAGCCATCGGTACGTTGATCGTTTGCACCGTACAGTCGCAGGACGCGTTCGAAGCACCGGTCTCGCAGCCACAGCCGCCCGACGTCTCCTTGGAGCAGGCGGTCGGCAAGTTCGAGCACCAGGTTCCGCAGGGCTGTGTGGCTAAGCTCGGGGTGGAGACTCCGGCAGAAGAGGACAAAGTGTTTGATGCGGGTGTTGAGGTGAGTGTACGGACGATTGTCGAGCAGCCACTCCGAGAGTGCGAGCTCCATTCCTGTTGATGCTGCGTCGGGTTCGAAAGTTCGTTTTCCTCAGCCCAGCGCTTCCGCAACTCTGCGGCTGCGGACCGCAACTCTGTGGCGACCGCGATGTATTCCCGCTGCTGAGGCGTCGGGTTTGCGAGTTGGTCTTCCTCCCAGGCCTTTATAGTCGCAAGACGCTCAGCCTCCTGAATCTTCTTCTCCTCATCCGCCTTCTTTTCCTGCGCCTTGTACTCCTCCTCCTTCGCGGACAGCATCGCGCGGAACTCGGCCTCGGTCATCGGCTTGGCAACGGGAATGGGCTCCCACGTTCCCGATCCGTAGGTCGGCACAAGGTCTCCCTCCAGGATCTTGGTCTCGGTCGAGAGCTTCTCCTGCATGGTCTGTACGATGCCCTCCAGCTCCTGGGTAAACGGTGTGATTGCGTCCAGGGAGGCTCCCAGCCCTATGTCTGCGGCTGCCCACGCGGGCTCGAATCCAGTCCGATTCAGGAGGTCCCTCACTCGGTGAACCTTTACATAATCTTCAATGCCCCCTGCATTCAGAATCGCACGAATCTCGTCTTCCATACTCTAGGAAGTAGAGGGTGTCTGTAAGCTTTGAACGCGGTACTTCTCGCGGTACTTCTCGCGGAGTTCTGACCGATCTATGAGACTGGACAGCTCCTTCTCAAAGGGCTTCAGCTCGGCCAGGTCTGCCCCGCGAGTTGAACTGACCGGGACAGGCTCTGTGTCGGGGTCTGGACGCAGGGACTCTCCAATCTCATACAGTGCGAGACGCTGTTCCACCGTTGTACGTTTCGCACTGTCTAGTCCACAATAGTGACTCTCGCGCACAGGGTCACGCTGAATCAAAAGTCCAACGGGTATCTCGGCAATCTCCGCCATGTTGGATGTCTCTCCAAATTCTTCCGAAAGTTACTTTCAATGAGCACTCGAAGTTCCCCCATGGAGATTCAGACCAAAGAGCAGTGGGTCTTGCACCGACTGGAGACCTTCTATTCCAAGCCCGAACACTTTCAGCGCATTCAGTCCATTCTGTCGGGCGACTCGTCCATCAGTCTGCGTCTCATTGACTGGCTCGTGACGAACTATGCGAAGAAGCACAACATCTCGTACATGACCAAGACAGGCAATCGCCACGTCATCGTCTACCTGTCCTACAAGAGCCACCTCAAGGCGTACAGCAAGAAGATGTTCGACCCCTTCTGTCGTCACAAGAAGATTCAGTTCCAGGGACTGAACACGACTGTAGGACAGCTGAACTTCTTTGAGTGGGCCATCCAGGACGAGGTGCTGGACTACCTTGTGGAGAACCTGGAGAGCGTCCAGGCCGACATGGACGAGTGCTCCACCACACTCCAGGAGGCGGACGGGTCGGACAAGAAAAAGAGGCACGAGCTCAGTCGTTCAGCGACCAAGTCCATTTGCCGTCACGATGTTCGCGTTTCCATTTCGTTCACGTAACCTGTGCCAAGAACAATGTTCAGTCGACTTGTTCCTTCGTTTCTCTACACAGACGTCAGTCCCGATGTGGTGGAGACAGACTTGGATGTGACCTCGGACCTCTGGACGATGGACGGACGGGATGTCTACCGAGGCATGCGAGACCCTCGGTACACTCACGCCAACGTCTACTGGCTCTACGACGAATCCATGGAGCGAGTGGGATGCTCTGAGCACAGCCTTCGGGATCACGCAGACTTCCGCTTGCTCTGGTTTCGCGACGATGAGTTTGGCACTCTCCTCCAGGAGGACGGATGGACCACCGACGGCGATCTCTGGTCCAAGACTCCGCGCCAGACCTTTGAGCGGGCTGTCAACGAAGGCTGGACAACTCCACTGAAGTTCCTTGCCAAATGCCTGAACGGTCCGTCTCGCATCGTGACCACCGAAATGATCGTCACGAAGCCGACGTTTCCCTACTGCTCCAAGTGCAATGCGTACGACCACGGACCCGAACGAGTCCCCGTCGTCTTCCCCAGACGGGAAAAGGTTGTGTTTGTGGATTGTGATATGGTTGTTCATGTTCCACCCCCTACGTCTCATGTGTGGTCTCGTCTAGGCTTTACACCGCAGCCGCGCCACGACGACGGTTCGCCGGCTTGTTCGGAGGCGGCTGAACTACCGCAGGCGGTGCCGTCGGCGTCTCCTCCATCATAGGCACCGAGACCTCTGTCTGCTCCTGCTCCTCCTCGACATCCTGGAGTGCTCGGGGTGCGGCAGGGACTCCTCGGGTCTCCTCCTCGATCTCATCGGCGAAGACCTGTGCTGCCGAGGCACGCTGAGGAGGCGAGATCTTCACATAGCCGATACGCCAGGAGATGCCGAACCCCGTGCCCGAGATGTAGACGTTCGGCGAAACAACAACCGAGGCGTCCACGCGCTTGGGGAACACGGTGGAGATGTTCTCAAGATTGACCTCGATTGGCTTGCCCGTGTTGTCGACCACATCCATGGAGACGCGGCCGTCGTAGACAGGTACCTTCATCTTGAGGCTGGGCGGATACTTGCCAGTCGCCACCCACTCGCCGTTGACCATCTCAACGGAGGGAGAGACAAGGGACTTCATGGTCTCGCGGATGAGAGCCTCGGAGCGCTCCTTGCCGAACCACTTCTTGCTGTTTGCGACTGCAGCCTGGATGAACATCTCCTGGAGGTCCAGGAGGAAGTTGTAGAGCGGTCCGGTAGTTCCCGCATCGGGACCCGCACGCTCCTTGGCATACGGGTCGCATCCACGAAGGCTGAACTTCATGGTGTACTCGGTGCCCTTGTCGCTCACTCGGATGTTGACGCCCTGGTAGTAGGTGGTCTTCTCAAGGCGGATCTGGAAGTTCTGACCGTTGTAGCGAATGGGGACGTTCTTGCTGCCGTTCTTGGTAGGACGGACATCACCGAAGGAGAGCTTGGAACTGTCGAGAGAAGCAGATGCGATGATGGCGTTGGTAGACATGCTGGTTAGTTGTGTGCTTCCCTCTCGCCTCCCAGCCGTAAATCCGTTTTCCGAGCACGTTTCCACTTTCAAGAAACACCTCGGGTGATACCAAATGCAACGATGCGCCTC